GTTGCCTTTGGCGATATTCTCCAGGCTACCGGGCACGCCGTTTTCCCTGAACTCATTATCGTGACTGTAGCAAAGAGACACCAGGCCGTTTTCGATTTCTGACACTGTGAATTCATGGTGATGCCATGTTTCGGGCTGCTCCCACTGACAACAGCCAAATGACTGAACAAAGGATGCCAGCGCATTAGGACCACCAGCAGCCGCTATCACACGTTCGTGACCGAAGAAGGGAATCAGTGAGGGCTCATCAAGCAGCGGTTGTGTACCGTCATTCAGTCGCCCTGATGGTAGGTCTGCCATATCCATTGTCGGAGTACTGATCACAACGCGTGTCTTAAACAGCTTCATCAGTTCCGGTCCCGGCCTGAATAGCACAATCCCTGTGCGCGGCGCTATTTCAGGTGTAAGCAATGCCCTCACTCAGCACCGCCTGCAGCCTTATACGCCGTCCATAGCCCGCCAATCCACTGAACGCCCTTTGCGGTGAAGCGGGACTGACTGAACATGTAATTTGATTCGTTAGTGGTTCCGGTTCTGACCTCAAACCGACCGGCTTCGATGTGCTGGCTGTAAGGAGTCAGGACGCCATTGAGCCGGTACATAACCCGGCTTTCAATCAGGAACAGGCGAAGCTCTGGCTCTTTAGCATCAAGAAGTTTTGCTACCTGTCGAAATGTCATTGAACTGGTGGCAGTGACGTAGCGATCCACGAACGCAACCTTTGGTGCGGCTTCCGTTAGCTGCAGCTGCAGGCGCTCTTTCTCCTCTTCCGCTTCGGCGGCCAAGCGGAGTGCCTCGGCAAAGGTCTGAGGGATTTTAACTGGCTGGCGTTCCTCTAACTCATGCAGTCGCTTGATCACTTTCATGCGAAGAATGGCACTGTAACCGGTAATCAGGCATTCGGTGTGCTCACGGTCGAGGTGATACTCAGTCTGCTGACGATTCATGCTGTCAAAATAGATGTGAGCAAATTTGCGCGCATCTTCCTGAAGCTGAAGCAGCATGACTTCAATGTCTCTTTTAACATCTGGATGACGCTTAGCTGTGAGATCAGCAATCTCACGGCTGGTCATGACTGGGGATTGAATAGCATTGACTACAGGCGCAATAGCACCCGCTGATTGATTCAGCATTTTGACCTCTCCACACACTGGAACAACATTTTCAAATGGCCCCGCCCCATCACCTGCAAGTGAGCGGGACCAACCTTGGTACGGCGACTGCAATCACCAGTACAGCACTCACTATACCCAATTTTACTGGTCATGTAACCAGTTGCGGACCTATGCCGCCACCGGCTGAAACTCGCTGATTACCACCTCAGATTTACCGCCTTTAGTGACCGGACCCCACTCTACAGTTAATCGCTTAATCTGCTTGTCATCGCCCCATACACCGGCATGTGTGAGGCTGTCGAACAAGGCTTTGAGGTAGTTATCAAGGTCGCGCTGGCGCTTATCTGGCGGGAACAGCAGCACGGTAACCTGCACGTTCACTGTAATCGGCTGTGGGCGGCGTTTAAGTTGCTCCAGGACGGCGGCGAGCGCATTGGAGCGGAAACAGCGCCCGGAGGCGCTGATCAATACTCCCTTTCTGGTATTACGCCAGTACGTGTTCACGCTTGGCGGGAACGGGAGAGTTAACTTCATGCAGCGCTCTCTCCCACATCAGGGATAGTCATCTGACCAACTACCTCACGGACTGCCTGACGCAGCATGCGGATGTTTGACCAGTAATCACGGTTAGTCTGCTCCACCAGCGCGATAAATTCCTGAACCGTGCACGGCCTGTCCTGGCGAACGTCAATCAGCACCGCTGAGAATCGTTGCATCTGCTCGATTGCCAGCTCTGAATCGTCGTACTGCTCGGAAACCCAAAGCTTCAGTTCGAGATCATCCTGGTGCTGCTTGATAAGACGAACGGCGCTGGCAATCGTCTCTGCTGGCACTGTCACACAAGTAGGGCTCTCAACAGAGTCTGCCGCCCACGTATGCGCCCACTTGGATTCGCTGTATGTGTACTCAGCTTTCATTTTGAACGCGGCGATAACGCAGGCCCACACCTCAACACCGCTTTGCTCAAGGATTTCGTGCTTCAGCAATGGAAGGTCATCACCATCACTGTTCTCTGTTTTGGCCGGTGCCGGTTGCTCACTAACTGATTGGGTGACGCCGTAGTGCTCTTTAGCGATCAGAACAATGTCCATCAGCTCAGCCGCCTGCAGGTCAGTTTCAAACGTCAGCGTGATGCGAGAACCTTCCTCGCCCTGCTCGGCCTGGCAATGCTTAGCAATCAGCTCTGCCAGCTTGCGTGCCTGTGCTGCACTGAACTGCGGCATAGCATCGGTTTTGGTCAGCTTCTTCTTGCCAGCTGCTTTGGCCTTCTGCATCTGCTCCTGTGCTACTGATGATGCTTTCACGCCATGCTCACGCTGCAGGGCTACTGCTGTGGTCGCGGCCACTTCGCCAGACTTCACCATCTCAATCAGCGGTTCGCCAACGGTCAGCAGCTGCAGGTGTTGTTCAATGTCGGTGATCGAACGCTTCACCTTGGCAGCAATCTCAGCTGGCTCTAAGCCCTGATTCACGAGGCGCTGATAGGCTGCTGCACGTTCAAGCGGCAACAGGGCACGTCCCTGACTGCTGGTGACCATGAACGCCACGCTGTCAGCTTCACTGCCCACGAAGTCCTTACATTCAAGGCGCAGCGTGTAGCCTGCTTCCTGTGCCAGTTTCGCACCGTAATAACGATGGTGACCGTCGATAATCTTGATGCCCTTCTCCGTGACCTTAACAGCCAGCGGAGGCACGTGCTCACCAGCGATAAAGGCGTCCCGGAATTCCTCGACATGGGTCTGATCGATATCACGAATGTTGTAATTAGTTTCGACATACAGCTCATCAACGCCCAGCAGGTATGTTTTGCGGGTAGTGATATCGGTGTCGCTGTTTTTCTTATCGTCGTAAATGCGCGCTAAAGTACTCATGCTGTGGTCAACTCCCATGTCAGGACAATAATCAGGGCGACAATCATCACCGCTGCGGTGCGGATGGCTTGGTAGAAAATCTCATTGCGTTGATAGTGGCTCTTCAGGTGCGCTTTCATTGGCGAACCTCACTCAGGAAGCTTTCACCGATACGACCTGTATCAAGGCCACCGTAGCTGCCACAGTTGAGTGAGCCTCTTACTGCACAGCGGTCGCAGTTCTCTTTGGCTTCGTTGCGTGATGCGTCGAACTTAGCCACCAGCATGGCCTCACGCCATACCTGAGCTGCACGCAGCCAGAACCCTTTGCTTTCCAGTTCAGCGGCCTGCTTAGCTTTGTGGCTGTATCTCTCGCTCTCAACCGGCAACGGGTCGGTGTTGATCGAGTAGCTCCAGTCGCTGGCACGCTTTAGACGACCCTTAGTGAACAGCGGTTTGATAAAGCGCTTAACTGACGTCTCATGCAGGCCGGTTAGCTTGCAGAGGTCGCGGACCTTTAGCGGGCCGTTACGGGTAATCAGTTCAAGAATTTTTGATTCGTGGTTGATCATGATTTATCCCCCGTTAACCGCGAAAGCCGTGAGGCACTGAGCTGTCAGGCTGCGGAATGACGGTGATATCCCGCTGCATGTTGCGCTTCAGAGCATTCCACTCAGAGCGTGGCGGGCGACCAGCCTTATCCCATTTGGTCGCTGACTGGAGATAGCCAGGCAGGTTGCCGGGGATGAACAGCGTTTTTGGACGCATGTACTGGTATTCCTCGGTGCCTTCCCAGTGGACATGCTTGTAATCCACCACCAGGCAAAGCTCTTCCACCGTGAATGCGTCTTTCAAGCGGGATTTGATGTGGCCCATCGATGACTTAGCCTCGGTGTGCTTAGCGCCGGTAACTTTGTTCAGGTGGCGTAAAACTTCACGAGAGCGATGAACGATTGACCACTCATCGTCTGGTTGCGACGCAACCTGACAAGAGGGTTTATTAGTCTGTATGTTTAAGTCTGTATTAACGTCTGTATAGAGAAAGGATTCCGCGACTTCACGGTTTCCAAGATTGCGCGATCCTTCGGTTTCAATATCGTTACTTCGCGATTTCAATGTCGCGACTTCGCGTTTTGGAAGTCGTGAATTCGCGGTTTCCAATTGATCTTTGAAAATCAAGGAAATTAAGGAGTCACCATCAACTTTATAATGCATGGTGGGCGTTCCGTTAACTTTCCTTACGCATGTATGGATAGCATCAGAAAGATGGTTTTTAACGAGCTTTTTGACCAGCCTTTCAGTCTGATCTTTGCTCAGACCGCCAGCTTCTTCACCAAGCTCCTCATAGGTTTTATAGAACCAGCCCTTATCGTCGCCAAACGCAGACCAGAAAACTAGGTTGTTAAGCACCGCCGCAAGGGCGTGGGCCTGCTGCTCACCACGAAAAAACTTCAGGTATGGGCGGGGGATGACAATCACATTTTTTTGCCCAGACATGGACTGAATAATATCGAACGTTCTACTCATGATTGCCCCTCACTTCCCTAAAGTACTGCTTGAACCGTTCGAGAGAGCTGAAGCACTCGCCATGTTCATAATTGTCACGCAGGTAGATAACCCGGTCGTTCTCTGGCTCCCAGCGAATGACCCGCACAGGGATGCCCCGCTTATCTCGGAAGATTCGGTCAAGCTCTCGCATCGGGCATCCTTCAGTTGCTGGTTGATATAGCCCACAGCCCAGCTGAGAAAGCTGTGGTTAACTTCTTCGCTGACGCCTGGTACATTAAGCACATACCGCAGCGGCTCACTACTGAAGCGGCCACCAGCTGTGGGAAGGCAACGGAATTGCGGTAATCCTGATTTTCTGGTTAAATTGATCACGCGATTAGTTCTCCACACACGTTGATTTAGTCGCATCGAACGCCGCGGACTGCAATCCTGCGGCGTTCACCTTTTCTGGCGGGCAAAATACGCGATACAGCAGCGTCAAATGCTCCTGCCACTTAGCCATAACCTGATAGCTGTTCTCTTCAATCTGCTCACGCTCCGCTGCATCAATCACACCGTCAGCTGTTGCTTTGCGAATGTAGGCAGAGTGCTTGCCAATCCACTCAACTGACTCCATCAGGCGCTGATTGATATCCGCATTATCAACATCCTCAATATCCACCAGCGGGACGTTGACGCTGTTTGACTGACGGGATACTGCATTCGCGATGTGCTTAGTGCCGCTGGCCTGCTGCAGAACCATCGCCCAGCCCATTGGGAAAATCTGATCGCCATTAGTGCGTAGGCGGTTGAATAGCGCATCCTCGGTTACACCTAGCCATTCGGCAGCTTCTGCATATCCACCCGGAAGACCTGAGATAGTCTTTTTTATTGCTACCACCAGCCATGCCGGTTGTTTTTCTACTTGCCAGTGCTTCTGATCCACGGTTAAGCCCTCTTGACTGTGGTTAAAATTAGAAAGCTGTCGATATAGACTTGTGATCACACTTACGATTTGCAGGGAACGGCTTCACCTCTTCCGCTGAAATCGTCCCGTCTTCATGGAGGATCACGGTGATGTCACGCTTGAGTGAAATCGCTTTAAAAATCGCGCTCTGGTAAACGCCTAAATCGGTTGCTGCTTTTGTCTGGCCAAACTGTTCTACATAATCTTTAAGTT